ACTTGGTCCAAGCAGCCAATTAAAAGTTCAAGCAAACACAGATGATAGTTTAGACTGCGTTATTAGTTACGTAGAAATAGTATAAGGAGAGAGTACAATGACATATTTTGTTGGTACAAGTCAAATGGATTTAGATGGCGGAGCAAACGCCCGCTATTTTTACGGACTACGCAGAGATGAAGGTGGCATGCTTTATTTTGTTAAAGTAGACCAATTAAAAGATGATGATACAATTATGATAAATCATCCTGGTTTAACAGAAAACGATTTTACAGAATTTGAGTATAGTGTAGACTTCTTTGATGGACGCCTAGAAGAAGACCATTCAAGACCATACACTAATCTAGCATGGGACCAATATCGTTGGGATAGTAGAAACATGTTTTATTTTATAAACGACTACGGTGAATTCGTTGTTAGAGTTAATAAAGAATATGTTTATCCACCAGAAAGCCAAGTTAGTTAAAGATAAGTATACTAATATTTAAGGAATTAAGAAATGCCATTAGAATTTAAAATAGGTCGATTAAGATATACATGGAAAGGTCAGTGGAGTACTGGTTCTTTCTATAATAGAGATGCTGTAATACAATACGAAGGAAAATGTTTTGTGTGTTTAGAACCGCACACAAGTTCAGCAACAGATTTCTATGATGATTTATATTATATAACACCTGGTGGTGCAAATCAACCTCGATGGGATTTAATGGTTGACGGCCGTGCATGGAAACAAGATTGGCAACCTAATACAGCGTATTCTATTGGTAACATTGTTAAATATGGCGGCATTGTTTATGTTTGTACAGTTGCGCATACTAGCGGTGCAGAACAAATAGATCAAGCAAATTGGGACTATTATACTAAATTCGATAACTGGAATAGCAATTGGGAAATTGATACTGTATACGGCGAAGGCGATATAGTTAAGTATGGTGGCATTGTCTATCGCTGTATCGAAAATCATAAATCTGCAAATAATCTAGATGATGGATTAGAATTAGATCAACTCAAATGGGAAATTCTAAATGCAGGTATTGATTATAAGAACGACTGGGCAGACGGCACACGATATAAAGTTAACGATATTGTAAAAAATGGGTCGGACGCCTATATTTGTACAGCAGGTCACATAGCAGATACACTTTTTGATCCGACAAAGTTCTCATTATGGTTGCCTGGTGCAGAATACTATAACACATGGAGTAGTGTAGAAATATACCAACCTGGTGACATTGTTAAGTACGGTGGTTACTCTTACTTCAGTTTAACAATTAATAATACAAACAACATTCCAAGCAGTAGTGCATTAGAATGGGAGTTGTTAACTAAAGGTTTTGATGTTCGCGATGATTGGGACGGAAGCGCATACGAAGTCGGTGACTTAGTTCGTCGCGGTGGACAGTTATTTGTAGCAATTATTGATAATGCCGGACAAGATCCTACAGCAATATCGATCGATGCAACATACGCAGCGACAGGTAGTTTAGGCACAACAGTAAAAGTTGATAGTACTACTGGCATAGTTCCTGGTATGATTCTTATAGGTGATGGTTTTAATTTAGGTCAAACAGTAGTAAGTGTTGCAGATGCAACTACAGTTATTACTGATAGAGGTCCAGACGGTGTTTTGCAAGATATGCAGATGTTGTCGTTTGTTGGTGTTAATTATACCTATTGGAAATTAGTAGTACCTAGCATCTTGTGGTTAGGTTTTTGGGAGTCAGAAAGATTATATGTAATAGGCGAAACAGTATTGTGGCAAAATGGCACTTATCGCTGTATTCAAACTATACCTAATTCAACATCAGCAGTTCGCCCTGACTTAGATATTACAAATACTTATTGGACACCTTTATCATTGCACGATAGATTTAATGCAGGTAGCACTCAAGGTGATATAGTTACACGCAACTCGAACGAAACAAATATTCCGTTAGCAATCGGTACTGATGATTATGTATTACAAGTTAATGTTGATATGCCAAATTGGGCTAAGATACAAACAGCTAATGATGTGTATTATGTTGCTACTGACGGTGTAGATGATGTTGATAGAGGGGACACTGTAGACAAGCCTTGGCAATCTATTAAGTATGCTTGTGAAACTATCGAAAAAGGTAGTTTACTTCAAAATGCTAATACACTACTAGTTAATAACAAAGATTTCCTAGTAGAAGAAATGTATCAATGGATGTTGTACCAAAAAACAAATAGTATTGCACCGTTTTCGCCAACATCTGTATTTGATGAATTTTCAACTAAGCGTGATGCAAAACTATTAATTGATGCATTGTCTTATGATATTACAAGAGGAAGTAACAGTAGAATAGTATATGCAACAGAAGCATACTTTGCTGACGGGTCTGATACTACATTTAGGAGTGAAGAAACTGATGCAGCCCAACCTTATATAGTTGCTTCATTAAATTATTTGTTAAGTATCGTGTTAAACGCAATTAACAACCAAGAACCGTCCGACAACTACCAAGCAATAAACGGTGTTGACGAAGGTGAAAGATATATCCAATTTATTGATCAGGGTATATCTTCAGAGTTGACAGCAGCAACAGAGATTACTAGCTTACTTTCAATAACTATTAGTGCAATAGAGAATGTAGATAAATCAAGTTTGCCTTTACCAAATTACGGTATAACATCTACAATTGTTGTAAAGACAGGTACATATTCGGAAACATTACCAATTGTTGTTCCTGATAATACTGCAATAATTGGGGACGAATTAAGAAGCACTGTAATTCAACCAGCAACAAGGGTATCGACTTTTGCAACTAATGTTTACGCCGACACAGATGAAATTAAAGTACACAGCGTAAAAGGAATGGCAGTAAATATGCCCATCCAACTTAAAGCACCAAGTATTAACGATCAGTTTAGTAACATTACTGAAGCTACGACCTACTATATTAAAAGTATTGATGTTGACACTAATAGAATTACTATCTCGGAAACAGTTGACGGTGATACCTATGATTTAGATGACAATAGTTCAGGTTTAATGACAGTGTATGCAGGAGACTGTTTAAAAGACATGTTCTACATGAGGAACGCAACTGGATTACGTAATTGTACACTAGTTGGCTTGTGTGGTTTCTTAAGCGATTTAAATGAGTTTGCTACAAGACGCCCAACAGGAGGTGCATATACTAGTTTAGATCCTGGTACTGGTCCTGACGATACTCGCGCATGGATTATGCGCAGAAGTCCATATGTACAGAATGTAACTAACTTTGGTACAGGCTGTGCAGGAATGAAAATTGATGGTTTATTGCACAACGGCGGAAACAAATCAATGGTTGCAAACGACTATACACAGATTGTTTCTGATGGTATCGGTATATGGTGTACTGGTCCTGCTTCGCTAACAGAATGTGTATCAGTGTTTACATATTATAACTATGCAGGTTATTTTGCAGAAGATGGCGGTAGAATCCGTGCTACTAACGGTAACAGCTCGTATGGTACATATGGTGTTATTGCAGAAGGGTATGACGACACTGAAGTACCAATATCAGGACAGATTAATAATAGATCTTCACAAGTACAAGCAAGTGTACAAAGTGCATTTGGTACATCTGCTGAACTGCTATCTATGCAATATGATAATGCAGGTTCAAACTATTTTGAAGAAACAACTAATTTATTAGCATACAGTAATCATTTAGATGAGCCGGTTTGGCAACAAGACGGTAATTTAATTGTTCAACAGAATAACTCAGCTCCAAACGGTGAGCCTATAGCATGGACACTAACTGCAACTACATCGAGTAGCGATTCAAGTTACTTATATCAAACTATTACAATCCCTAAAGCAGGGTTTGAATACACAGGTTTAAGTAGTTTAAATGTGTCTGGTTCAGGAACAAATTCAACATTTGACATAACTGTTGGCGCTGATAGTTATAGTGCTATAGTTAATGATGGCGGCACCGGTTACGTTGTCGGAAACGTATTAAGAATACTAGGAAGTCAGTTAGGGGGCATAGATGGCACAAATGACTGTTTCCTAGAAGTAACATCGTTAACCGGTAGTGCTGTTTTGGCAGTAACAGTTACAGGTACAGTGCCTCAAGGTTCTGCACAAAAGTACACATTGAGCATATATGCTAAAGAAGGAACTAGTAACTCGTTTGATATGAGTGCAATATTCTCAGGGTATTCAGACTGTACAGCAAATGCTAATTTTAATTTTAGTAGCGAAACATTTACAACATTTATTGCAGGTAGTTTAAATGGTAATGGAACCATTACTACAGGAAAGTTAGACTTACCTAACGGATGGTGGAGAATATGGATAACTGTGTACGACTATAATGCACTTAATGATTCTTTAGAATTTAGAATTTACCCTAGAGGACGTACAGGCAATGCTGGATATACAAGGTATTACGGTCCACAGGTACAGATAGCTACAAGCCCAACATTCTATTTAGATACAAGAAGCGACAAGTACTCAGCTAAAGCAGACTTTTATATAACAGGTGCAGGTACAGATGCAGAACTTGTAGGCGACGAAATTAGATCTGGTTCAGTATTCCAAACTAGATTAACTGACGAAGGTGTAGGTACAGGCGGTCGTGGATACATGATTGCTAGTAATAATGCACAAGCAGGCGATTACCGATCAGTTGTATTATCAGGCTCAGACACTGCGATTGAAAGTGAATATATTAGAATGAGATGTTTCTTACAAAGCGGTACAGGAGCAGGACAATATGGTTATATTGCTTCATATGACGATGCTATTACTAAAACAGCAATAATATTAAAAGAATCATTTGTCCCATTAAATGTAGTATCAACCGATAACGCAACAGGGGAATTATCGATTGCCGGGTCAACAACTGATACGTTGTTTATTGATCAAGAAATACAATTTATTCCAACCTATTATAATACTGAATTACAAGAAATTTCAACTGCGTTCTTAAAAGTTGAAGCAACATTAGGCGGTGTTGATAATATTATTACAGTATCGAGTACTGCTAAATTGTTAGCAAATATGACTATTAAGTTTAGAGGTAACATTTATGGTGGTCTAACTGAGAGTTATACTTATTATATTAAAGAAGTGGTTAACGGAACACAATTTTCTGTTTCAACAGAACCATTTGGTAATCAACAAAATCTTGTTGACGGGTACGACGATCCTCAATCAGATCCAATGGAAGTTATTTTTCCGTCGTACGATAACTTTATTAAAGTTGCATCTACAAACAACATGCTAGTTAACATGCCAATAACCTTTACAGGAACATCGATTGGTGAACTTGATGTAGGCACAACTTATTATATTAGCGATATTATAGATGCTGAAAAACTTACAATCAGCGAAACGCTGAATAGTTTTACAGCGACCAACACGCAAGCATCAACTAACTATGTAACAACAACTACTACTGCTACGCTTAGTTCTCTAAATCCGATTGTTTTTTCAGGAGTAACTTTTGGCAATATAGTAGCTAAAACAAAATATTATATTAATAAAATTGCAAGTGCGACAGAATTTACAATAACTGATACAATAATAGAAACCACAGCAACAGCAACCGAATCTGTTTCAAACTTGATTACTTGTAGTGATACTACTGGATTTATCCCAAATAACCCGATTAAGTTTACAGGTTTAAGTTTTGGCGGTATAGTAAATGAAACTATATATTATATTCTTGCTGTAAATGATGGCACTACTTTTACAATTAGTGCAACTCCTGGAGGTTCTGCATTGATTTTATCAGACGGCGCAGGCGAAATTGGGGTATCAACATCCGGAAACGACTTTGTGTTAACTACAGCGGCTGGATCTATGATATCAGAAACTACAACACAGAGAGAATCGCTGTCGTTTGGTCAAGGAAGCATGAGTGCAACATTCTCAACTAAAGTGTTTGGTGATGTAGTTAGAGGTACTTCATATTTTGTAACATCAAAACCATCAGCATCAACATTTACTGTAAGTACTACTCTGGGTGGTGCAAATATAACTTTAGAAAGCGATACAGGTTCGATGAACGTTGGCGCAGTAGGTTGGGACCATATTAATCCAGGTACTCCTATTGTTTCTGCATTAGATAATTCAACAGTTTACTATGTTGAACCTAGAGTTAAATATTCTGAACCAACATTCAATCAAACAGCAACAACTTTGCCTACACTTTCGCAAGGTGTAGAGTGGGCTTCGTTTAAATATGGTAATGGTGTGTTTATTGGAATACCAAGCCTATATGCAACTGGAGCAAAGAGTACAGACGGTAATACATGGACTCCAATTACCTTACCAAAAACTACTTCATGGATAGATATAGCATACGGTAATCAATATTGGGTAGCTATTTCATCAGAAGTATCGTTAGATGCTTCGCCTAATATTGCAGGTTATTCAAATTCAAACGGATCAGGCTGGAGAATATCAACTCTACCTGCTGCGTCATTGTGGAGACATTTAGTATATGGTAACGGAAAATTTGTTTCTATTGCAAACAATAACACACATGTTATTCGAGGAGAAACTGGTACAAACGTATCCGGAAGTGGTGTAGGTGCTTCATTTAACGTAACTAATACAGGTGGTATATACACTGTGCAATTATATACTAGCGGAACAGGATACCAAGTAGGTAACGTTATTAGAATACCTGGAACAAGTTTATTTGGCACAAGCCCGACAAACGACCTAGATATTACTGTAGCAACCCTTACAACAGATCCTCTTGCACCTGATCCAACAGCGATTGAAAGTGTTACTATTTCAGGTACTGGGACCAGTATTACAGTGTCTGGTTATTCAACAACTGGCGGATCAAGTTGGATTGCTGGCGGAGCACTACCACCAGCAGCATATAGCGGGATAACATACGGTGCTGGAACATTTGTATGTGTTTCGTCAGGAAGTTATTATTTTGGTTTATCAGGTTCTAATATAAGCTCGGCAGGTAACAGTGCGTTGTTTGATGTAGAAACTAATGGAGTGAATTATACAGTTACTATTCAATCCGGCGGTACTGGATACGGAATTGGAGATACTATTGGAATACCTGGTACGTCCGTTGGTGGTACTAGTCCAGAAAATGACATTGTAATAACAGTTGATGTTTTAGATAGCAGCCCAGGTGGCGACCCAACAGCAATATCTCAAGTTTCGGCTACAGGTGTAGCAGTATCAAGAACTGCGGCGTATAGTGCAGATGGTATTAGTTGGATAGAAACTGCTTTACCAACAACCGCAGCATGGAGTGATGTTAAATTTGGTAACGGTTTATTTGTTGCTGTAAGTGCAACTGATAGTAAAGCGGCATATTCTAGAGACGGAATTAATTGGTCACTTAGCAACATTGAAATAACTCCAATTACATCATTAGAATATGGCCAGGGTGTATTCTTAGGAATAAGTAATACCTCCGGAACAGCATGGACAACAGAAGACGGCCAGAACTGGAAAGAAAGGTTAATAAACAATGACGGTTATAGTGCATTAGCATTTGGCTATGATGACAATGGAAATGGTATCTTTATTACCGGAGCCGGACAAGATACAGGAAGTTATATTTCTGCTGGTTGCCAGACTAAAGGTAGAGTAACAATAGCATCTAGTAGGATTACAGGTGTTAACTTATGGGAACCTGGATCAGGATATGAAACGGCGCCAACTGTAGAGTTTATAGATCCTAATCAGACAATATCAGCAAGCTATCTAAACAGAATAAGCAACGGCACTTTAGGTAATCCAAGCTTCTTTAATAGAGGTCAAAACTATAATACCAATTCAACAAGAATATTAATTAACGGTGGCGGTTATGCGGATACATTCCAAGTTGGCTTAACTATAATTGTTAAAAATCTAACTAAACTTCCTGCACCAGGTGACAACTTAATTATCGACGGTGTGGATCAAGTTTACAAAGTAACTAGTGCAGAAACAGTTTACGGAACAGTTGCACCGAACATCCAAGCAAACGTGCAGATTGCGCCAGAAATGAGTGTGGCAAATAGTCCAGCGCATGAAGCAGCAATAACAATTAGAACACAATATAGTCAAGCACGTTTAAGTAATCATGACTTCTTAAATGTAGGTTATGGAAATGCTATTCAGTCAAACTATCCGGGTGTGCCAGAAGATACAGTTCTTTCACCACAAGACCAAGCTGTTGAAGTTAACTTTGGTAGAGTATTCTATTCAAGTACTGACCAAGATGGTAACTTTAAAGTTGGCGATTTGTTTGGTGTTGAACAAGCAACGGGTATTGTTACGCTAAGTGCTTCGCAATTTGGTTTGCAAGGACTAGAAACATTATCACTAGGTGGTATTGCTGTAGGTAATGCTAGTGTAGTTATTAGACAGTTTAGTACAGATGAAACTATGATTGCTAATAGTAACGAGATTATTCCAACACAACGAGCAATTAAAGCATATCTAGAAGCAAGATTATCGCAAGGTGGTTCGAACACATTTACTGGTCAGCTTATTGCTGGTACAGTTTTAGTAGGTGGACCAAATAAAATTAGTAGTACTATACCAGAAGGTGTAGCAGGGGCAGTAGTAAACATGCCAAACATGGTAAGGGTTTTTGGAGAATTTGCGGGTTGGGACGGAGACGGAATGGCATTGCAGTACTTCATTAAATGTGGATCTCGTCGATGATTAAATAGACTTTTTAAAGTCCGGATAAATAACATAAAGCAAAGCATTGGAGCATTAAATGGCTGAATTTAAACTAGGTAGAATCAAATTTGTATGGCAAGGTGATTGGACACCAGCCACGTCATATGTAGTTGACGATGTTGTTAAGGTAAGCGGAAATAGTTATATTTGCGTTAGAAACCATACTTCAGCAGCATTGTTTGAAACTGATTTAGACTTTAATCCAACATATTGGAATTTAGTAGCTGGAGGCCTTGAATGGAAAGGAGACTGGCAGACTAGTACATATTACGAAGAAGGCGATCAAGTTAAATACGGCGGAACAGTATATGTTTGTATAGATGCACATACATCAGCAGCTGATTTAACACTAGGATTAGAAGCAGACCTAGCAAAGTGGGATGTTCTTGCAGAAACATTTAGTTGGGAAGGTGCTTGGACCACAGCAAAGCGTTATAAATTAAATGATTTAATAACATATGGTGGTATTACTTATGTTTGTAACACAGCACACACTTCAGTTTCAGCAACCGGCGACTTAAATGTTACAGGTGCATCAGGTGATGGTGCAGAAGCAACTCTAACATTCAGTGCTCAAGTTATACCTCCGTTTGAAGTTGGTTCAACTATTGCTATTGCAGGTTGCGATCCTGCAACATTAAACGATGCAGCAGCAGTCGTAACTGCATGTACTACAACATCAGTTTCTTATAGTAACTTAACTGATACGGCAGTTACTCCTTATGTGTCTGGCGGAGTTATTACCGGTGACTATCAGGTAAAATTAGAAAATGACCAAGCTAAATGGACACCTTTTAATGAGGGTTTTGTTTATGTTGGTTCTTATACCGACGGCGTTCGCTATAGAGTTAATGACATTGTTAAGTATGGTGCAGGTACATGGATTTGTACAAACGCACATTCTTCAACTACTGCATTTGATTTAGCTAATTGGGATACATTTGTTGAAGGTTTACAGTTTGAAGACAACTGGGACGCTCTAGTAACTTATCAAGAAGGCGATGTAGTTACATATGGCGGTTATTCTTATATTGCAAAACAAAACCATATTAATCAAAACCCAAGTACTGCAACAGCATACTGGGACGTTTATACTACTGGTTTTAACTTTAACGGTGATTGGAACAGTGCAACTCAATATAAGGTAGGAGACGTTGTACGTTTAGGCGGCTATACTTATGTTGCTAAACTAGATAATGTTGGTACAACCCCACCTGAAGCTGCTAACTGGAGTAGATTAAACCAAGGTTTACGCTGGATGGATGTTAGTGGTACGTATACCGCAGTGTCGGCAGCTACATTAACTGGAAATGGTATTAGTGCAACATTTGATGTAACTCGTACTAAAACAATTTATACCTTAGCAGTTAATAATGGCGGAAGCGGATTTGCAGACGGTGACACATTAAAGATATTAGGTACCGATGTTGGCGGATTGAGTCCGGTTAACGATATTACTATTACAGTAACTGGCAACGCATCTGGAGTAATATCGAGTGTTAGTTCAACAGGCAACTCAGTAACATGGACAGACAGTACAACGTATGTAGAAGGCGACTTAGTATTTTGGGGAGCAAGCACATATATTTGTATACTTGCTCACGTTGCTGTAACTGGTAATAGACCAGACAATGACACAAGTGCAACTTATTGGAACTTGTTCTCAGCAGGTACTGAAAGTTCTGTTCTTACAGTAGCAGGCGACACATATTATTACGGACCAACAGGCCCAACACGTTTGCCAATTGGTCCAGATGGTTCAGTATTAAGATCAAAGAATGGATATCCTGAGTGGGCATACTATGGTATTATTAATAACTTAGTGTATGTTGCACCAACTGGTATAAACGACTTAACTGAAGGTAGAGGTTTGTCTGCAGACAAACCTTGGGGAAGTGTGCGTTTTGCATGCGAACAAATTGAAAAAGGTTATTGGAATTCTGCAGCAGTTTCGTTATTAAAGAAAAATAAACTTTATATAATGAAAGAAGTAACAAACTGGATATTGTATACATACACTGTTAACATCTCAGGTAGTGATGCAAGTTCAAATCAATTTATTTGTGATTCAACAGCAAATTTAATTGAAAATATGCCAATTGAATTTACTGGCACAGTTGGCGGTGTTACAGCAGGTACTAAGTATTTTGTTAGTTCTATAATTGACGACACACATTTTACTATATCAGCAACCGCAGGGGGCTTAGTCTTACCAGTAACTACACAAACAGCAGACATGCAAGGCGTATTGTCATATGATCGTGCTATATGTGAACGTGACACTGGTCTATTAACAGAGGCATTAATATTTGATATCGGCCACGGCGGCAACGAAGAAACTACTAAAGCAGCGAGAGAATACTATACAGAATCGGGTTATAATTTTATTACATCTAACTTTGGCCAACAAACAATTCAGACAGTAGCCGCATATGAATTTATGAAAGGTTTGGTTGAAAAAGTACTCAATGGTACAGCAACATCAGCAACATATCAAGGGTTGTACAATGTTGCTGAAAATGAAATAGTACTTCCAGTAGTAGACAGTTCAATAGAAGCAGAAGCAGGAGTTGTTGCAAATGCGCAGTCACTAATAAATCTAGTAATTGACGCAATTAATGCTGGTACTGCATCTGCTATTTCAGCAGCAGTATATTCAAACACTACAATCAGTGTTAAAACTGGCACGTATTTTGAAGTGTTACCAATAGTAATTCCAAAAAATACTGCGGTAGTAGGCGACGAATTGAGATCTAGTGTTATTAGTCCTCAACCAGCAATTGAAAATTTAGCATTTGATAAACCAAAGACTACTAGTGCTCTTAATAGAATCAAAGCAGTACTACCAAATCTTTTAACTAACAATGCAGTGGTACCAACAACAGGTAACGATGCAACACAATCGTACTTATATAATATAAACAGTAGCATTGCAACTAGATCTGTTATACAAAATACAGATATAATGAAAGATATCATTGAAAACGACACTGCAACTACTATTGTAATGTCTCAGCCAGTTGATTTTGATGCTGGATTTAAAAACGGTGTAAATCAAATATCTGCAAACATTGCATTTTTACAGACAGAAATGACAGATTGGATAGCAGCACAAGTTGGCGCTGCAACACCACCATTTGATGGGTCTTTTATATACGATACTGCAAAATGTGAAAGAGATGTTGCATACTTACTTCAAGCAATTCAGTATGACTTAACATACGGCGGCAACTTAGCGTCTATTGAAGCAGGTAGAGCGTATTTTTCAAAAGGCGCAGCAGTGTACGGCACTGGCGAAAAAGAAGAAACTCTTGCTACATATGCATACTTAAAAACAATTATAGGTTACATAATTACTGCTGACGCAATTAGTTGGACTCCAGTAACAGGTTCGGCAACACAAGATACAGCAACGTACTCTGCAGGTAGTGCAGCAGCAGCGACCGCAGCTGAAAATCTTGTACAAGTAATATATGATATCATTGATGTTGACGGCGATACAAATGATGTAGGCTATCCAGCAGACACTACTCCGGATACATCATGGGTCAATCCGTCGTTAGTAGCTGTAAAAGATTTAATTCAAACTGCTAAACCTACAATTCAAACAAACGCAATTAATTGGGTAACAACTAATTATCCAACACTAGACTTTGATCAAGCACTATGCTCGCGAGATGTAGGGTATATTGTTGATGCAATTTGTTGGGACATACTGTTTAGATCTAACTATCGCAGCATTAAATCAGGAATGGCATATAGACGTGGTTTAGTTTCGACAACTTTAGTTCTTACAAATCAACTAGATCCGACGCTCGGTATTATTAACTTTATTAAAGAATCTGTAGTTAGTGAAACAGCAGGTACAGATAGTTTAACTTCTAATATCAATGTAATGACAGATGTACTAGCAAACGGCATATCGTCTACACCAAGTTTTGTTTATACTATTCCAACAAGCGGATCAGCAAACGGGTCAGATAGCGGTTATTACAATGCTGCTCGTTTAATATCGGCTAATAAAGAATTCTTAAAAGCAGAAGTTACAGCATGGATTAATGCACAAATTACAGGAGCAGTTCCTCCGTTTAATGGATTTGTATACGATGCAACAACATGCGAACGAGATGTTGGTTACATTGTTGACGCTCTATATTACGATATTATCTACGGCGGCAATTTTGCTACACACATTGCAGCACGTTCTTATTACAGTAACGGTGTACTAGTCGAAGTTGGTGAAGAAGAACAGGCAAAAGCACTATGGGCTTACGTACAAACTATTATTGGATATATTGCGCAAGGCGATGACGGCAGCTGGACTAAAACACCAGCAAACGGGCAAGCTCAGATAGTAAGCGGTAATGCAGGTAGTGCAGCAGCAGCGACCGCAGCAGAGGATCTAATTCAAGATCTTTACGATACTATTGATACAGGAGTTAGCCCGACATTAGTTGAACCAACAGTTACCTGGGTATCAGATATGGCTTCTGAGACTGTAACTGCGAATACAAACATTGTGGCAGCTAAATCGCATATTCAAGCAGCAGCAGTAGCATGGGTTAATAACACATACAGCGAGCTAGTGTACGATATGGATACATGCAGTAGAGATGTTGGTTACATTGTTGATGCACTGCGTTTAGATATGTTGTTTGAAAGCAACTTCCTATCTTCATGGGCAGGGATGAGTTATCATAGAAACATAACTTCGACAAATGTTGTGTTGAATGAACAATTAAATCCGTCATTAGGTATAGTAGGATATACTGGTGCAGCAGTAAAAGAAATAGCAAATAATACAACTGGTGTTGTTGGTAATGCATTAGCTTTAGAAAGAACAGAAAGAAGTACAAACGTAATGTACGATATTCTTGAAAATGGTCTAAACGGCGCTCCGGCAGAACTAATAACAGATCCGGATGGTTTTGATGTTAATCTGTTCAATGCTAGATCACAAATTACTAATAACTACGCATTTGTTATAGCAGACGTATCACAATATCTAATTAATAACCATAGCGGTGTCTGGACAGCACTAGGTGCAACAGGCCAGGCCGCATGCCAACGAGATATTGGTTATATCTTAGATGCATTACGTTATGATTTAACATATGGTGGAAACACACAATCACTAAATGTCGGTAGTGCGTATTATTCAGGCCTAGACCTAACTATTGACTCGACAGAACTAACTGCAACTTTAGCAGCATACAATCATTTAAAATCAATAATTGATGATATTGCTACACGTAACGGTGTTACAGCACAGTCTGGAAACTTAGTTAGTCAAGACTTATCAGGGACAGGCGGCGATGCTGCATCTGGTGTATTTGCACAAGATCGTATACAAGATATTATTGATTGGATTACTGATGGTATTGCACCTGCTACAATTAATCCAGACACATCGTGGTGTGATGTAGATTTGTTAGCAGGATTTAACGAATTACAAAATAGAAAATCTGAAATACAGTTAGACAGTTTAGCATACGTTCGTAAGTTCTTCCAAGCTCTAACATTTGACGAAGCAACATGCAGTAGAGATGTTGGCTATATTGTTGATGCTGTAGGATACGATATTCTGTTTAACAGTAACTTTGCTTCAGGAATTGCTGGAAAGAGTTATCACAGAGCTATCGAATCAACTCAAGTAGTTATTGCACAACAAAAAGATGCAAGTTTAGGATTAATTAATTTCTTAAAATACAAAATTAAGGGAATTGTTGCTGGCGGCGCAGTAGTACAAGCTAACGGCATTGTTGATGACATTGTTAATACAATTAATGGTGGAGCAGTTCCAAGATTCTTATGGCCTGTAACAACTGTTACTGCTGATTACACAGCAGCTAAGAGAATTTGGGAAAATACAGAATTCTTAGCAGCAGAAACATTGCAGTACATTTATAATAATTACCCAGCAATCGAATACAGTAGAACAACATGTGCTAGAGATGTTGGTTACATTGTAGATGCATTAAGATATGACTTAACATATGGCGGAAACTTTGCAAGTAAACAAGCAGGTATTGCTTATTATTCTAGACTGACAACAACATTACAGATAGACAGTGCAGATAAAGCAGCGACTTTAGCAGCATATGGAAATCTAAAAACAATATTACAAGATATTGCAGATACTGGTTTAAGTTCTTATACTCCGTTGCAAAATATGGTTGACTATGTAAGTGGAGATTCGGGCGATGCAAACTCGGCAACTCGTGTTGGCGCATTAGTTGATGTAATCACTGATATTGTTGACACTGGTTTAACTAGTGGAGTTCCAACTATAACCATTACTGATATTTCTGGAAGTAATACTTTAACAACTGGATCAGCACATGGATTAGCAGTAGGTGACGAAGTTATTCCTCAAGCTGATGCAAACGGGTTAACAGGTGGAGTAACTTATTATGTGTTAACTACTCCGTCTAGTACAGATTTTACACTAGCAGAAACATATGACGGGGCAGAAATAATAACTCTAACAGATGGTACAGGATTATCTATCGTTGCTGAATATACACTTCTACCTAGTGTTTCAGGAGTCACTGCTACAAAGATTGCACAAAACAAGTTACTATCTGCAAATAAAGCAATTATTCAAGCAACTATAATTAATTATATTAATCAAAAATATCCTAATCTAAACTATAACTCTTCGGTATGTAGTAGAGATGTTGGATACATTCTTGATGCATTGCGCTACGATTTAATGTTCAATACTAACTTTAGAAGTATCAAAGCAGGTATGAGTTATTATCAAGCTCAAGCAAGTCTAGTTGTTGGTGCACAAAAACGTGCAACATTACAAGCATTTAGAGAAATGAAACGTGTAGTTAGTGAAACACTAAATGATGCAGCAACTATTGCATATGCTAAGAAGATGATGTTAAATGTGATTAATATTATTGACAAAGGTGTTGGTGCAACTTTAGAAGTTTGTGGTACGTTAAGTTATTATAATAACATTGGTATTGCTCGTTCAGCAGAACTACTGCGAGCTAATGTGTCTTTCTTAGAAAACGAGTCAACTGCTTGGATTAAGAGTCAGTTTGGCGGACAAGTTACTGAGACATCATCAACAGGAAATGTTATTACTACAGCAGCATCGCATAACTTAAACGTTGGCGACCCTGTTGCATTCAGTAGCCCTGTTATCCAAACAATTATCGAAGAAGTTTCAAACACAGGAAATATTGTTACTGTTAGAACTACAGAAAACGTTGTTCCTAACATGAAATTTGAAATAACAGGAAGTGGATTAGGTGCATTAACAGCAGGTGTGTACTATGTTAAAACTGTTGAAAGCACAACAACGTTAACTATCAGCGCAACTGTTGGTGGCGCAGTTGTTGCACCTGGAGATGCTACTGGATTAGCTTCAGTTACAATTGGCGGAGTTTGGGGTTCACTATCTCCATCTATACAGTATTATGTTAAAACGACTCCTAGCACTAGTACATTGACAATAGCAAGTGACAACGATTTAACTAGTGAAGTTAGTGTGGCTGATGAATTAGGTGTGATGACTATTGCTTATTCGTTTGATGAAGAAGCATGTAAACGAGACATGGCAGCATACGTAAACGGTATAGTTGACGATTTAACGTTGCCAGGAAATTATATGTCATATAGAGCAGCAGAGCTTTATAACAATGCTGTTGCAGGTTCAGAAATGAGTGACATGTTCCAGGTAAGTAATGCTTCTGGTTTACGTAATTGTACATTAAGAGGTTTAGAAGGTGACTTATCGGATGAAAACGATTATGGAACTAAACGTCCAACCGCAGGCGCATTCGTTGCATTGAATCCAGGCTTTGGACCAAACGACGATAGAGTCTGGGTATGGACTAGATCTCACTATTCGCAAAACGTGACAATGTTTGGTTTTGGTTGTTCAGGTGCTAAGATTGATTCTGCACTACACACCGGTGGTAACAAATCAATGGTTAAAAACGACTTTACAACTATTATTTCAGACGGACTTGGTGTATGGTGTACAGGTGCTGACTCGTTAACAGAGTTAGTATCAGTGTTTAACTATTACGGTTACGCAGGCTACATGGCTGAAAAAGGCGGACGTATTCGTGCTACAAACGGTAACAGCTCATACGGTACCTACGGAGTAATTGCTGAAGGCGTTGACAGTAAAGAAGTTCCAATTTACGGTTACGTAAACAATAGAGGTGCTCAGGCACAAATTACTAATACTGTAACCGACGCAGTAATGGAAATTTTAAGATTTGAATACGGCAATGCCGGATCTAATTACACAAACACTGTACATACTATTAACGGTTCAGGTTATAATGCAAATGCAATAGCAGACGAATTCCGTGATGGAGCAGTTTTTGAGACTAGAATTGTTGATCTAGATAACGGTGAAGATGTAGGCGGCTCTAGTTATCTTACAGCAGCAAATGCTGGTCAAGGTGGCGATGCGACAAGTATTACTATATCTGCTACTGACCAAGCATTAAGTGCAGCATACAAAGGTATGAGAGTACAAATAACAGCTGGTACTGGTGTCGGACAGTATGCAAATATACTAGTGTACGAAACTGGCAGTAAAGTTGCTAAAGTGTTTAAAGATAGTGCAGATCCGCTAACCGTAACAAATACTACAGCAACTACAAACGTAGTCACAGTTTCTAGTACAGCATCCTTATACACAGACATGCCAGTTTGGTTTAGTGGAACAACATTTGGTGGCATAACTGAAGAAACATTATATTATGTGTTAAATGTGTCTAGTTCAACTCAGTTCACAATAAGCACAACTCAAGGTGGTTCAGCAGAAACGTTAACAACTGCATCGGGTTCAATGACATTATTAGCAGCTGGTTGGGACCATGTTGTTCCAGGGACTGCTATCGAAAATGCATTAGACTTAACGACTACCTATATTATTGAACCAAGAATAGAGTACACTGCTCCTGGATTTACAGCAGCAAGTGCTACGATGTCAGCAACAGCAACTTGGGAAGATATTACGTTTGGCGACTCTAAATATCTTGCAATTGCAACAGGGTCAACTGACTCATCTTATAGTGACGACGGCACAACATGGACCGATGCAGGTGCACTTCCAGCAGCAAATAGCTGGATTGGCGTTGAATACGGAGGCGGCACTGATGCTAAAGCAACAGTGATACTTGGCGGTGTTGGCGGTCGCGGAGCAATACTTGAAGCAGTACTAGGTGTACCTAACACTACTGGCGCAGCTACAGAAGATCAGGTAGCTAGTGTTAACATTATTAGTGGCGGTCAAGGATTTGACACACCGCCAACAATAGTATTTGAACCAGTTGCCGGTGGTGCTGGCGCTGTTGCAACGTGTTCGGTATTAGATGGTGCTATTCATACAGTAACAGTAACCGTTCCAGGATCAGGTTACAACGCTGTGCCTAATGTTATAACAGCAACAGACAGAGTAACTGACATTATTGCAGATGATTGGGGAAGAGATTACTTTAGTAACCCTCAAGTAACTATTGATGACCCATTTGCAGGAACAGCATGGTCAAGTGGTGGTAGTGTAAATTTAAATGATATAATTTACTACACAAATACAACCGTTACACCTAACAGAAAGAACTGGTATCAAGTTAGTACAGCTGGTACTTTAACAACTACTGGCCCAGTGCATACAAGTGGTTCTGTAGCTAACGGAACAGCAATATTAGACTTTATAGGAACTACTGCGGTAGCAGCGCCTGTTAGAACTAATAATGGTGTTAGTAGCTACACAATTCAGTATAATGGTGAAGGCTATGTAACTACTCCAAATATTACTATATTAGATACTGGTGCTAGATATGTAGCAGTTGACAGTGCAGGTAATAACTGCTACCAAACAAGAGGCGGTATAGCAGGTTCTAGTGCATGGACTTCTGGCACTGCAATGGCAGGATCGCCAACTATTAGCGGAGTGGCTTACGGTAACGGAACATATGTTGCTATAGGCGGAACAGCTAGTGCATTTTCAAGTACTAATGGTAACTTGTGGACTACACGTTCTATACCGTCATTAGGCAGCGGAACTTATTCTAATGTAGCATACGGTAACCAAACCTTTGTAGCAATTACTACAGGTAATGTAGTTACAGCAGTTTCATCTAATGGTAATAGTTGGAGTGCAGGCGGAAACTTACCGGCTAGTTCAACATGGGATAGCATTGCTTACGGTAATGGACGATTTGTTGTATTAGCAAGTGGCACTAGAAATGTAGCTGTAAGTACTAATAAAGGAACGTCTTGGACACTAAGTGATACACAACTACCAGCTAGTTTAAACTGGTCAAAAGTATCGTACGGACAAGGTTTGTTTATTGCAATCGCAACAGGAACAGCATCTTGTGCAACTAGTCCAGATGGACTTAACTGGACTATACAATCGTTACCTGCTTCGTCTAACTGGACTGCAATTAAATTTGGTAACATTGATAGACGCCCACTGTGGGTTGCTGCATCAGGTACCTCTGGTACTACTGCTGCATCTATAAGAACTGGCTCTAAAGCACTTGGTCGTGTTAAGGTAAGTTCAGACACTAATCTAGAAGAAGTACGCATGATTGAACCTGGTTCGGGCTATCCATACGGTGTGGTAACATCGCTAGTTAGTTCAACTAATACAGTTAATGTAGATAACACAGTAAACTTAGTTGATGGACAACCTGTAGAATTCCTTAATGTAAGTGCTGGACGTTTAGAACGAGAAGTTACCTACTATGTGATTGGATCAACAATTACATCAACATCGTTTAAAGTTAGTCTTGTTCAATACGACACTACACCAGTAACTATTGAAGATGCTACACCGATTGGAATGACGTATAGAGCAGGTCCAATATTTACAGTTACTGATCCTAACAAAGTTTCAACAGCAGCCTTTAGAGTTCGAGTTGGGGACGGCGCACTAGGTAACCCGTCGTTTACAAATAGAGGTGCAGACAATGCAACTGCTACTAGTGAAACAGTTGGTGACGGATACTCAGATCTGTATCAAGTAAGTACATTTGTTAATGTATACGGACTAAGTGAAGCACCAAGCCCAGGTGCAAACGTTGAGTTTGAAAGTATACCGGGTGTTTACTATAAGCTAGTTACTATTACTAACTATGTTGAAAACCAAGATAATCTTGGAACTTACACAGCAACATTCCAGATTAATCCAGGGTTAACACCCCTTAACGCTCCACTACACGGAGATAAGATTACAACTCGAATTAAGTATAGTCAGGTACGCTTAACAGGACATGACTACTTATACATTGGAACTGGTAATCAAACAGACACTAACTATCCGTATGTAGATATTAGTGCTGCAAAACAAGAGAACCAAGAACTATTTACTAACGGTGGTCGTGTGTTCTTTACAGCAACAGACCAAGACGGTAACTTTAATGTAGGTGACTTGTTCGGAGTACAACAGGCAACTGGTACAGCAACTTTGAATGCTAGTGCATTTAACTTGTCAGGTTTGAATAGTTTGCAACTTGGATCAGTTGAGTTAGGCATTGGATCAGCAATTATTACACAGTTTAGTACAGACCCGTTCTTTACAGCTGACAGTGATAATATTGTTCCAACACAGAGAGCAATCAGAGCTTATATTACTGCACAAATTGGTGGCGGTCAGAGTTCATTGAATGTAAATACATTAACTTCAGGTGTAGTCTACATTGCAGGAAATAGCATAAGTACTACAACAGGCGAAGGAATAAACATTACTAGCAGAATGAATTTCACAGGTGGCATAGACGGAGCACCGGTAGCACTTGCGTACTTCATGCAGAGATAACAAACGGAGATTAAAAAATGGCAACAGGAAGATTAGGAGTAGTAAATGTACCAGCAACGACAAATACTACAATATACACAGTTCCAGTAGGAAACTATGCAGTGTTCAACGTTTCTATTACTAATAGAAATTCGTCATCTATTTCAATTAGAATGGCATTATCGGCAACTGGAACTCCAAACGTTGAAGATTGGATAGAATACGATACAATCGTAGTACCAAATGGCGTGTTTGAAAGAACTGGTTTAGTAGCACAAGCAGGATTAAACCTTGTAGTGTACTCTAGTGCAGCAAATGTTGGATGCACAGCCTACGGTATTGAAACACCAACAACTTAAAGAGTGAGATAACTATGGCAAGATATAATACAGTAGCACCAGTAAACACACAAACAGGAACAGTAACAATTGGTACTCCTAATGAAGGTTTGTTTACAACACTTACCGGAACACCACCGTACACAGTAACATTGTCAAGTCCAGCAGTAGCAAATGGTATACAACATGGATTTTATAATAATACAGGAGGACAGGTAACTTTACAATCTCCGTCCGGTAATATTAAAGGACCAGGTTCAAACGTAGCTAGTACATTTATAATGGAAAATGCAACCGTTGTGTTTTTAACATCTGATGGTACTGATTTTATCTTAACAGGACAAATATCAGGCGGATTTATTAACGTTGATCTAACAAGTTCTTATACAGCATCAGCAAGTCAAACATTATGGTGCAATACGTCGGGCGGCGCATTTAACGTTACATTACCTGCTAGTCCGTCAAAAGGCGATACAATTAAATTCTTTGATGTTGGAAATACATTTGATACACAGAATTTAACTGTAGTAAGAAACGGACAAAACATTATGGGAGCGGCTGATAACTTAACGGTAAATACAGAGGGAGCAGCGTTTGAATTAGTATATTACGATTCAACATATGGGTGGAGATTGTTCTCAATCTAATTTTAAGGATGTTAAATGGCTACGTATTCAAGTTTTAAAAAGGTCGATTCGGCTGCTATTATCGACGGTCAGGTTACAAGCAGCGACATAGCTGGATCTACAATTACAAATGCTAATTTAAATGATCAAGCAGTAGATGCTTCAAAAATGAGCGGAGTTGTTACCTCTGCAAAATTAGCCAGCTCGATCAATTTAAGCGGAAAAACGGTAACATATAGACCAATAGTTAACAGTGATTTTTCAAACAGTGCAGGGTTAACAGGAGCAAAATTAGCAAGCGGTGCTGCTGTAGCAAATATGGGTTATACACCTGTTAATGCCGGTGGCGATACAATGACTGGAAATTTAACTCTTTCTTCAGGCAGTACAAGTGCTCCTAGTTTAACTAGAAGCGGCGACACAAATACTGGAATCAATTTTGCTTCAAATGAAATAAGATTAGTTACTGGAGGAACAACCCACACTATTATGGATAACAACGGTCGCGTTAGACGCCCAGAGCAGCCGGCATTTGCTGTCTCAGCAACCAGAGGTTGGTTATATGCTAACAGTTATGGCGGTAGAGGAACCTACGAATGCGGCAGTGTAATGAGCTGGAACAACGCAGCACACCAAACTGGCGGATCCAATTGGAATCCAAGCAATGGACGATATACTGCTCCAGTAAGTGGTTATTATGTGTTCCATACATGTTGGTATTTCCTTAACAATAATAACTCAACACCTAGTTATATTCATGCATGGATTGCACGTAACGGCAACGTTAATTGGACACCAGGTGGAAGAACTCCGTACACTATTAACATGCACGGAAACAGAAATAACTATGACGACGGATCTAATTATAGTGCAGTAATGCAATTAAATGCAGGTCAATATGCAAGTGTATGGATTCGCTGGCACAATTATAATAGTAGACACCATGCAGGGCATCATATTTTTAGCGGACATTTAATAGGATAAAACGATGGCAACTTATTCAAGTTTTAAAAAGATAGATAGTTCGGGAATAATCGATGGTGCAGTTACTGGTGGCAAAATAGCAAGTTCGGCAGTAACAACAGCAAAAATACAAAACAATGCAGTTGCAACAGGAGACATATCTGACGGTTCAGTAGGAACTACGCAACTAGCGAGCAGCGTTAATTTAAGTGGAAAAACGGTAACATATAGAGCAATAGTCAACAATGATGTTGCAAATGCAGCTATAACTGGTTCTAAACTAGCAAGCGGAGCAGCAATATCAAACTTAGGATTTACTCCTTTAAATAAGGGCGGCGGCACAGTAAGCGGCACACTAAAGCTACCTGCAGGAAGTGCAGGCGCACCGGCAATTGCGTTTGGTAATGACACTAATACAGGTATACACTTTCCGGGCGGTGATCAAGTAACTCTATCTACAGGCGGTGGCGACAGACTTATAATTGACGGTTCGGGACGAGGAAGAGAGCCTAATAGACCAGCATTCTACGCATCTGGAAACGGAGGTTGGAGATACTGGAACTCATTCGGCGGTGCCGGCTGGAGAGAAATGAACTTTAGTTGGAATGTAACCCAACAAGGCGGAAGTAACTGTGCTTCAAATGGCAGATTTACTGCGCCTGTTGCAGGATATTATTGGTTTTATATTCAATCTTATTACTATAATGATAATAACTCAACTAGCGGTTATACACACTGGAATATTGGTAGAAACGGTAATAATAGTACTTCAGTAAGCGGTCGTCGCCCTCACACAATATTTGCACACGGCTTACCAAATAACCATGCTCCGGGGATTATGACTGCTTCAGAATTTTACATGAGTGCAGGAGAATATGCATGTCCTCAATCTTACGGTCCAAACGGCCCTGGTAGAGTACACGGCGACCATGCGCTATGGTGCGGATTTTTAATAGGATAACCTAATGGCAAATTACTCAAGTTTTAAAAAAATAGCAAACGATTCAATTATTAACACTACTATTGCATCAGCAGATATAGCAGATTTGGCAGTCACTAGTGGAAAGTTTCAATCAGGTGCTATTAATGCTAGTAAAATTGCAAATAGTAGTGTAGGTGCTGACGAATTAGCAAGTTCAGTAGACCTAAGTGGCAAAACAGTAACATATAGAACAATTGTTGACGGTGATATTGCAAATAATGCTGCAATTGCTGCTAATAAATTAGCCTCTGGAGCCGCTGCAAGTAACATTGGCTACACGCCGTTAGATGCCGCAGGCGGCACAATGACCGGTGCATTAAGAGTACCATCGGGCAGTGCAGGAACAGGCGGTGTAAATTTAAGTGGGCAAACAAATACCGGTATATACACTGACAGTGGAGACAACATTGTATTCAGCGTAGCTGGAACTTCAAGAATGCGAATTAATGCAAATGGTCATAGAACTGTTGGTAATAGTAGTACTAACGGATCGATTATGTGGCAGGCAGCACCGACTACAGGATGGACATACGCTAACAGTTATGGCGGGTACGGTTGGAGAGAAATAGGTAGTGGAATTGGTTGGGATAGTTACCAACGTGGAGGGTCTAACTTTTCAAATTCAAATGGTAGATTTACTGCTCCTGTTTCTGGCTTTTATCATTTAAATTGGCAAAGTTATAACTATAATAACAATAACAACACAAACAATTATGTCCATTTATCGTTTACGCGAAGCGGAGGTTTAGGTGCTTGGTCAGGAAGAACACCTCACGGAATATGGATGCACGGAACACGTAATAATCACGCAAACGGAGTAACTATGAACTTAGACTTGTATCTATCAGCAGGACAATATACAAGTATGATGTTCTACTGGGCAGGCGGCCCGAGTCGTATTCACGGGAATCATTCAATCTTTAATGGATTTTTAATAGGATAACACTAAATATATTGGGGAATAAATATGCCTAAAATTACATTTGAATTAACAGATACAGAAGCAATGGTACTAGCACATACAGCCTTAGATCCATTAGACTTCATTGAAAACATCGTAACTTGGCAAGCACGTATTGCTATGGATGAAATTGCTGATGCAGAAATACAACGAATGATAGATGATCCTAATACTACATCTATCCCTGCAACTAAAGAAGAAATTGTTACAGCGGCAATTGCGAATAACACTTTAACACCATTAGGAACAGCATCAATTTTAAGGAATTAAACAATGGCAAAGAAATATAATATAGACGTTACAGACGAAGAATTTGCAGCACTAAGCTGGAAATTTGCAGATCCTCATCAGGCAATCGATGATTTTGTAACAGCTTCGATACACGAATCTATGGAAAGAATTGCCGAAGAAGAAATTCGTAAAAGATTAGCAGATCCTAATTGGACTAGTCCAATTCCTGCTAATAAGATGGAAGTGTTTGAAGATTTAGAGCTTAAATCTGCATTGCAGCTTAGAGATGAAGATGTGGCAAGAATGCAAAAAATGTATGACAATCCTGACGATCCCGAAGGCTTAATAATGCCAGAAGAAAGAATTTCTAAGAGTGCTACATAAAAGGAGATAATGATATGATTTTAGAATTTACAGTTTCCCTACCGGATGGTGATAACTTTAAAGAACGAGTTGAAGATGTTGCCGACGAAGCAGAAGGTAAAGCAATATTAGAAGCAAAATACGGCGAAGGAACTGTTCCTTACCCTTGTAAAGTTATCTTCGAAGATTAAAGTTGGTTATTCTTAGTATAAAAAGCGCCATATGGCGCTTTTTTATTCAGTATCTATTTAAACTTAACATAGGTTTAGATAATTATTTGTATGAATTATACTGTCATTGATAATTTTCTTTCTAGAGAAGAATTCGTAACACTAAAATCGCATTTTTTTGATCAAAACTTATTATGGCAATATCAGAACCAAACTAATTACGGAAAAATAGAATGTGACGACCGATTTAACTTTCAAATGATTCATATGTTCTACCAATCACCTGATATAGTAAGCGATCACCTTCCTATAGTTTACCCAATCTTAAAAAAATTAAATCTTGAAGTACTGTTACGAGTAAAAGCAAACTTAACAACCTGTTCAGATTCTATACAGACGTATGGGTATCACATTGATATACCTGAAAAAATATCAAAGATAGCTAAAACAGCAGTATTTTATATTAACACTAATGACGGATATACTGTATTTAAAGATTCGCAAGAACGTGTTGCAAGCATTGAAAACAGATTAGTTATATTTGATGCAGATATGCATCATAGTGGTACTAATTGCACTAACGAAAAAGTAAGAGCTGTAATAAACTTTAATTATATTTAAAATACTGGAATAAATGCAGTAAATCCTGCATTAATATGGTCGATCGTCTCCAACATGCTGCCTAATAATAATATTAAGTTCTTTCCGTACTCTATAAAATGCTATACTAGAAGCAGATAACGAAAAGAAATTGTATCTCCAATACGACGTAGTAGTATTAGGGTCTTGCAAAAAAGTAGTCAGTGCCTGGTGCATTCCAAGACACTGACTTACAAAAAGGTCTTTATTTTTGTCTACTAAATCAATCTGATAAAGTTTATAGTCATTCTCAATCATTATTATTAAATGACGAAATATTAAATTCTCTATCTTCGTTATCGTAAACTTTATCTTTTAGATAAGAGTAGTGACTTGGAGCAGTCTCTGACAAACTCTCAATATACTCTTTCTTTTGATTCCAGTAGTCTTGAGTTTGATCGTTAAAATACTCAGGAACTGAACCATTGCGTCCAAGTAATATACTACTAACCACTTTTAGTTGAGTTTGATTTACAGGACTAGTGTGCATACCGACAACAATGTCAGGCATGCCGCCCATAGAAAAATCTCCTGGTAAATGGTGACTATTTAAAAGCCTAACAGCCATTTCAGTAACTTGACTTCCGGCTCTTGATATCTTATTAACATCAGTCATGTCTGGATCCATAGTAATTTCTTCAGTTACATATCTCCAGTACGGTGTATCTCTTCTAGAAGATAGTGTATAATGATAACCTACAAAATATTTAAATCCAGTCATTATTCCATTTACGATGTAGTTGAAATTATCCTTATGGATCTTATTAACTGTTTCGTTTCGTAAAGTTTCGCTAAGGCGTAAAAGAATTTCTTGAACACTCAATAAACCAGTTGATTCTAAAGGTTCGATAAATCCATAACTTAACCCTACACCGACTACATTTTTATTCCAGCATTTTTCATGAATGCCGTTTTTAATTTCAATATTTTTAAATGACCACGATTCAACTTGCTCTCTAGTCCTTGGTGCTTTTAGTTGTGTCATTAGATGATTTTTAAATTCTTCTAATGCATCTTCGTCAGAAACAAACTTATCTGAGTATACGTAACCGGTTCCAATTCTGTTATAGAGAGGAATATTCCATACCCACCCGTTGTCAATTGCAGTGCAGTTTGTAACATTTTCCATTTCTAATTCTTTATCTTCATAAGGAATTTGTACTGCCCATGCTTTATTGTTAGGTAATACGTCACTAAATGAATGGAACTTAACTCCCATAGTTTGTTCTAAAAGTAATGATCTAAATCCAGTGCAATCTAAATATAAGTCAGCTTCTAACACATCGCCATTTCTTAGTTTTAAGCCATTAATCGAGCCGTCTTCATTTGTAAATATTTCGTCAATATGTTCAGGAACGTGAACTACACCCCTCGGGATACAATATTGATCTTTTAGAAAGTTTCCAAACGCAATAGCATCCATGTGATACGCAACATCGTTTTTAAAACTAAATCCCGGTAATTGACCATCTACATTGTCGTAAATCTTTCCTTTCTTAATAAAAGGCATAGTACTGTAGAAGCTTTCGTAAAAATCGCTAATTGGTGTTTCAGGGTTTTGTGCTTTCTTTATAAACCAATCCATAATTCCTTGTTGAGTGTTCTGTTCATCTTTAAGGCCAAATGGATAATAAAATTCTTCACCTTTTTGATAGAAATCAGTGAATTTTATTGATTTTTTATATGTAGCATTACATGCTGGCATCCAATCCTTATCTTCTAAATCTAACATGGCTAGATATTGGTTGATAGTACCTAATGTAGATTCACCAACTCCGATAACTGGAATATCTGGTGATTCAACTAACGCAATTTCAAGGTCTGAAAATTCGTTTGATAACATAGCGGCGCTCATCCAGCCTGCACTGCCTCCGCCAACGATAATTATTTTTTTAATGCTGTTTGCCATAGGTGTTCCTTTTAATAATCTGTAAATATTTAATGTTCTACTGGCGTCGAAGCTAGTAGTTCTGAGTTAAGGTTATCTCTATATAAATTGAATGCTATAGAGATTCGTGTAGTGTCTGTTGGATTTAAATTTACTTTGTGCTCCATCCAACTCGGAAATAGCACAATCTTACCAACTGCTGGAGATGCAGAATAGTATTTTTGTGTATGCCCGCCAAACGGAAAAAGTTCTAAATGTGTAAACGGGTTTGGATTTTTAAACACAATATCCCCGTCTGCGCCTGACGTCTGATAGTAGTAGCAGCCTGAAATAGTCGAATCCTGATGTTGGTGCCAATCTTGACCTTCATTATGTGTAGTGAGATTAAACCAGCTATGAATAAGGACTACAGGTGCAGGCATCCATGCATTGATTCGCGATGTGTACTTGTCAACATGAGTCATTATATACTTTTCTAAATTCTTTAACTTATAATCCTTTATAGAATTATATCGCGCCTTAATATTAGTTTTAACCCCGTCATTCCACCCTTCAGGATTTTCAAAACTATCATTTGCATAGACAATGTCTAATACATCTTTAATTTCTTTCTGTACAAGAAATACTTCGTCAAACGATGGAGTGTGCTGATATATTGGCGTATCGAATAATGATAATACTTCACTCATGAGTTATCTGCTACTAGTTCTAAATTTCCAGCAATTGATATTCTTGTTTTTTCCGTACTATAAAAAGGATGCACCATATGATGTAAATCTGCCGGAAATAATAAAATATTACCCTCATATGTTTTGTCAGCTAATACAGATTCGCCTGTAATTCTACCTAATATATCTGTATACACAAATTCAAACATTCCTGATCTATTAGTATAAGATTTATTACCAGGACTTATCTTTTGTTCAAAATTTAAAAAATATGGGATATCTACCCATACTACAAAACTATATACCCCGCCATGCCGATGTAAAGGATTAAACTCGTATCTTTCTTGGAAGTTAACCCAGAGACTTTCTAATCTGAATTTAAATTTTTTAGTTGTATTATTAGTGTACAGTGTATTAATATAATTGTATTTTTTGTTATGCTCAACTGCTAAACTTACTGCTTCTTGCTCAACAACGTCACAACATTTTGACAGTAAGTATTCTTTTCTAATATGTCCTGCTAAGTCAATATTATGCGGTACTGCTTTAGAATAGTCATTTTGTATTTCTACAACTTCGTCTTTAATCGCAGATAGCACATCGTTACTAACTTTGCCGCGAATAACGCCAATGTTAACTAAGTCAACTGTTTCTACACCTGTAATCATAATACCAACTTTGTTAAACCTTCTTCACTGCCTATATCACCCTTAAACCAAGTGTTAAACGCTAAACTAATTCTATCTTTATCATCCGTTGCTTGTATACGTTCAACACCGTGCTCAATGTTGCTATTAAAAATAACAAGATCTCCGGGAACAACAGGCATGCCAATTCTACGCATATTCCACCAATTAGGTTTATTCATAATATGAATTTCATCGCGTCTGTCGCCGTAAAATGTAATACTATCATTTTCAAAAGTATCAAAGTAGAAAGAACCACTAATAATACTATTAGAATGGAAATGCTTATGGTGCTGCTCACCAAGTCTATTATAATTAATCCAACTTTGAGTAATATATAATTTAAAATCATTTTCCCAAGGTTCTATAATATTAGTAACATAATCTTGTATAGCGTTTGATATAAAGTTTCTAATATTAAACAATGCAGGTGTCGATAATACATCTGTACTATGAGATCTCCTGTTATCGCTACCCGGGCGAACACGCCAAAAATCTGGTGATGCGGCTTTTAATTCAGCTTCAGTAAAAGGTCTTCCGATATTAATTTTATACACAGGGACCGGAAACAATCCGTTTACTGTTCCGCCTGATGAAAGTAACTTTACAAATTCTTGCATTACTTTTTCTCCTGATCCATTAATGCTTTCTTTCTTTTAAAGTAACTTCCACTAAATGTAAACACATAAGGGTCCATCTTCAAATATTCTTGATCAGTAATAACATGCATTTTAAATTCTACATCTTTTTCGCTTAATGGAATTATTTGCGCCAATGGCTTTCCTGCTGGTATTGTAAATGATTTGGGAAATATATTATTTGGCACCATCATATTAGTACTTGTAGTATTTTGATATTTGTACTCAACAATGCCGTTAACAACAACAGGCTTAAAGTTCTCATCATGCCAAAAAGTGTTAGTGTATAAAAACTTAACTCCAGTTTTCTCTACAAATCGCCAAGGACTTACTATTTTTATATGTTGATGATTCTTAAAATGCCCGCCATGTTGTAAGGAATTATGCGACTCGCATGCAGTCTTTGGTTCCCAAGATAGCTGTCCGTCAACGCTGATAAAAATATCGTGCCATGCCTGTAATATTAATCCAGTCCTATATAAATCACCCACCCCTGGGCATAGTTTCATAGTACCACGTGTAGGACCAGCAAACTCAACAGTTGGCGGCAGCTTTTGCCAGAAGCTTGGAATAGCATCTTTAGCATGTAATATAGGAAAAAGTTTAGGAAGCTCTTCGACAGAAGTGAAACAATCGATATGAATTTTTGATCTTTTGTTAAAAATTGAAAACATTACTTGTCCTTCTTATGATACGGGCATTTACTTTCTAATATTTTTTTACGCTTGTAATATTGACCTGCTTGTGAAAACATATACGACAAGTTATCATCATCCCACTCTTCTTTAGAAACTTCATGCATATGAACTTTTATCTTTTTATTCTCTAACGATACTATTTGAGCCAATGGTGTACCTGCATTAATAGTAAGATTTTTTGGAAATCCGTTCTTTGGTATCCACAAATTAATATTAGTTGAATTTTGATACTTGTATTCAGTTATTCCATTTGGAGTAAAGTATTTTAGTGTAGGAACATTCCAAAACGGGTTGGTAAACATAAACTTAGAACCAGTTTTCTCTCGAAATTTCCAAGGACTACCAATTTTTAAATGATGATATTCTTTAAATGTTTGAGAACTATTCCATTGCCAGTCTGGATGAGATTGGCCCATTTCATCAGGCTCCCAATAAAGATTAGGTTTAGACCAATCAATATATAAATCACACCAGTTAGGTATTATTATACCTTCTTTAAATATTTCAACTACACCAGGGCAAGTCCTAATAGTTGCAACAGTAGACCCTGACGGTGACTTAGTTGTTCCAGGAACTGCTTTAAACCAACTTGGAGTAAATTTTTCTGCATCTTCAATAGGAAATAAATCTGTAATTCCCTTAAAGAAACTAAATGCATCTATGTGAACAACTGGTTTTTTAAAGAAAAACGTAAACATAATCTATTTAACGATACCCCTTCTTTCTGTGTAGGAATTTTGAATACGTACCGTGCCACGGACCATTAATAAAATATTTAAAACTAGAATGCTTGCCTACATTTTCGTCGTATTTTGTTTCCATTTTCCATGATTCTCTCTTAAATGGAAAAACAGTAACTAACGGGTCGCCAGGCTGTATTGTAAAAGGCTCTTCGGTATTAATGATACCGATCATGCCAATAAAGTCGTCGTGCGTATCTGTATCAACAATAGCTGGCAAAAATGTAAAGTTTTCATTAAACATATAGTGTGGTTGATAAATCAAACAACTGTATCCTGGCGGTGTTTTAATTACCCATCTTTGTTGAATTTTAAAGTAATGATTTCTCTTTCCATTTATTTCAATAGGGGCTTGCACCCAGGGGTGAGCTGCTACGTAATCATCACGATTACAGTGCATCTCAAATCCTTTGATGCCGTCTTCGTAAACTGGTTTAATATCTACTTCGTACGAATTTCTTAATATGTAACCAGATGTTAAATAATCTAAAACAGGTACGCATCTTTTAATTGACGGTGTGCCTTCTTTTTCAACGTATTGTGAAATTATATCTAGTTCGTTCGGTACAGACTTGTACCAGTCTGGAATTTGCTTAGTTGCAGGAACTGGCGGAAATAACTCTAATGTGTCTTTATCCTCAGTGATAAATTTTATGATAGAATCTTTTCTCATATGAATTTTTTTACCTTATGATAAAGTCTTTTATAAACATCTTTTACATAAAACTTTGATCGATTTTGCGGAGTTGGATTATGAGTTATTTTCATATTCCAATCTTCTCTTTTAAAAGGAATAACTTGCACTACATATTCACCGGGTCGCAAGATTAATTTTTCTAAATTAGTATAGCCAACAACAGGAATTGGAGAATCGTAGGTGTCTGTATCTACGATAGCAGGAATAACTGAAAATCTATCTTCAAACAGCATAAAAGGCTGAACTACTAAACAACTGTATCCGGGAGGTGTTTTAACAATCCAGTCAGTACTATATTTGAAATAGTAATCTTGTTTTTTACCATTAATAACCATAGGACATGACTCATGCTTGTATACAGCCATTACCTTTTTAGAACGAATGTCAGGATCTTCTAAGTCATTAATTCTAGCTGATTCTAATTTTAAATTTTTCTTAAAATTTTCAAATGTTGACTCAGCAATCATCTCAATAGACACTGGCAATACATATCCTGCTGTTGCCATATCCATTGCTGGCATACATCCTTTTATATTCTCAACAGTATTATCTGCCCACAATGTCTTATCAGGCATTTTTTTTATTTTATCAGGAATAATATCAGCAGCAGGCACCGGGTGCCAGTACTTGACTATATTCTTATCCCTGCATATAAATTCAATATCCATACTATCTTTCAAACGTCACATTAAATGCAACATTAACCCTTTCTTTATCTAACGGATTTGGCTCAACCCTGTGCATCAGATACGATGGAAAAATTAAAACATCGCCGTCGTCTGGATAATACTTTGATACTCCGTTATACACCCAGGCTGGGTGATATAATTTATACGTATGATTAAATGGTTCAAACTCTATAGAACCAGTGCCTGATGCCTGCAAGTAGATCACTCCGCTAATAAAACTACCAAAATGGGTGTGATTGGTATTAAACCCGTGCTTGCTATTTACGTTAGTCCACGTATTAATTATTGGATTATTGGCAAATGACATAAAATTATTTTCAGGATCTCCGTACAAGTTTGTTGGTAATATTAGATTGTTTATATATAGATTATAACACTCTAATATAGTTTCGTCAACAAATTTGATATTATCTAATGAAAAATTTGTCGAATCTAATTTCCCCCGCCAACAGTGCTGTTCGCTTCCGGAAGAATCATTTGTAACTTTACGATCGTTTAAAACTTCTGCTAATAGTTGTGTTCTAACAGATTCAGGTATTGCATTTTTAATATGCAATATTGGTGACATTTCTAAAACATTAGAGCTAACTTTCCAATTAAACGTATTCATATCATCTATGTCTTTGAAATTGTTTTGATAATGTTGTGTGCCATTCAAATGTTATTCCTACAGTTATCCTCCAATCTGTTTTGGGTGCTAGTGCTTGATGTGCAAAACATGCAGGGAACAACACTATTTTTCCTCTTTTAAATTTTGACCTAAATACTTCTGTTAAATCATTAATTGAGTTAAAAAATAAAGTGTCCCCGCTACTATCGTTAGCATAGTAAACTATAGTCCATAGAGAAGGGTCAGTATTGGTGTCAATGTGTGCTGCTGGTGTCTGTGTTTCAGTCTGGCCGTTAACAGCAATACGTTGAACTTCGATAAATTTTCCGTCCGGGTCAACTGTAGGAAGAATCTCAACCTGCAAACAGTCTAGTAGATTTTGAATTATTGTTGGAACTCCTAAACTTACATTCTCTTCACGTAAGTATAGCATCTTACCAAAATAAGGACAACCGTCGTCGATAGTTGCAGCATGGTGACCGTACTCGAAAGTAAAAGTTTTAAATGCGACTTCGCCTGAACGTACAGCCCATTCAGGTATATTGTTATCAAACTCGTAAATTAAGTTAGTGTTGGTTTTAATATTAGAAAACATCATTATACTTTTACCCTAAAGTTACCAGCAATTGAGATTCTATACTCATTTGAACTATAGTAAGGATAGACTTGATGATGCAAATCCGATGGAAATAGACATATTTTCCCTTCCCAACTTTTATCTACTGGTAAATCAAGTGTACTCATTTTTCCTAAAGAATCAGTATAGATAAATTGAAAATATCCAGCTCGATATTTTATTGTTGTCGGATTTGGGCACATTCTTTCTTCTTCAAGTAAACTAAATGGAATATCAGCCCACACTACAAAGCTATATACACCGGAGTGATTATGTATAGGTAAAAAATCTCCCGGTTTTTGTAAATTAACCCACATTCTTTCTAATTCAAATTCTATAGTATCTTCCGTTTTAACCATGTAATTAAACATTTTATTAAAGTAACTGTACTTTGCTTCGTGGATATCGATTAGTTTGCGAGCTTCCTTTTCAATAGTATCTCTCAAGTCATTAGGGAGATCAAAGTCGTAATTATAACCTTCTAATCTTTGATGGAACTGATGTAATACATCATGACTTTTACTTTCATATTGAACTACATCCAACTTCACATCGTTACAAAAATTTTTTAATCTAGCTTTAATAAAAGGATTTAAATCTTCTATTAGAATCCCAACGCTAGACAGATCGTTAGCCTGCATGTTATTTCCTTAAAAACTCAATAAATTTATCGTAATTTAATTTATTTTTCATTGACGATAGTGATTCTTCTTTATACTCATTTAATACTGATTGCGAAAATTCTCGATAACCTTCGTCGTTGATTGAGTCTAATGACGAAGACAACACACTAGTAGAAAGATTACCTGTTCCAAATAATATGTAACTGTATAATCCCCAATCGACACCACCTGTATATAAATCAAAATCTTTATTAGATGGCATTTTACATTTTGCCATTTCTAGCAAATCTTTAGTCTTTTCAGTTTGAGTTGCACCGGTATGTATATACTCCCAAAACTTGCTATCTGTACGGCCGCCCATATAATGTACGTTTAAAAAGTCTTTAAAATCGTCGTACATCTTTGAGGTTCTTTTATTATAAAAGTTAATTGAACCATTATTGCATGTTGACTGCTGATCGTCTTTCAAATACTCAAAAACAAAAGTTAGTAACTGTATTATTGTGCTGTGTATTGATGTAGCTTCTAATGGTTCGGCAAATGCCGATGCTAACCCTATAGCAAGACAGTTCTTAACCCATGCTTTGTCTAATCTTCCAGTTTCAAATTTTAATACTCTAATAGGGTCTATACTGTGCCCAAGAGTTTTTTCAATTTCGTCTTGTGCTTGTTCTGGAGTTATAAAATCGTCGCAAAAAACATAGCCGCAGCCTTTTCGTTCTAATGTAGGAATTTGCCACATCCAACCTGAACTTTGTGCCCATGCAGTAGTCCACGGCTCGGGCGTTTCGTTATCGTTATAAGGTATTAAAAACGGCATTGCAGAGTTAACAGGTAAATGCTCTTGATAACTTACCCATGAATTACCAAGTGCAATCATTAGTACTTTTGAGAATCCACTAGCATCGATAAAAAAATCACCTTTAAGATCTTTTCCTGATTTAAGTTTAAGGCTTTTAATAAATCCTGTCTCGTTATCTAAATTAACTGTAGTAACTTCATCGTCGACCCAGCTAGTGTTATTGTGCTTCAATACAACTTTTTTAAAATATCTACCTACATCGAATGCATCGAAGTGTAAGGCAAACCCTATATTCTCAAAAGAAAAGTCATTTATTGAAAATGGAGATTTATTGCTTTCAGCATACGCTCCGGTTCTATGCAATAAATGCATATTGTTAGGATTAATTTCCGACTGAGTACAGAACGTAAAGTCAATAATTGATGTGCTAGTAGGACTTCCAGCAAGCGGCGCAAAATAACTTTCACCAACAGTTTTCCAATCCTTATGATGAATTCCATATTTAATAGTTGCGTTAGATTCTTTCATAAACTCTAACATATCGCAACCAAAGTCAAACAAATCGCCTCTAATGATATTTGTTAAAACGCCTGTACTTCCTTCACCTGCACCAACTATACTAATCTTACTAGATTCTATAACCGTAACAGTGTTCTTAGGAGCAGCTTTTGAAATCATTAATGCTGCTAACCAGCCAGCAGTTCCTCCACCTACAATTACGATATTCAATTGCCGTCTCCGTTATCAACACGCATCATTATGTTTAACGCATTAGTGATCCTCAGTGTACCATTAGTATGTTTTGGTACATAATGATCTAACCAACTTGGGAACAACACAATGTCGCCTTCTTTAGCATCAGGTAACCGATCAAAGTCATAAAAATATGAAGGAATATAATCTATATTTTTAGTTGGAATTGATGCCTTAATGTACTTCCAAAGCGGATTCTTAAATGCTGTTGGATACGAGTTTTCAGCTAATTTAACATAATGTACAGCAGCAAATTGTATAGTCGACGGCCCTCCAGTGTGATCATGGAGAAACTCTGCTTCATTATTATACGAAAGGTTATACCAACCTTTCATCTTAATATCCCATTGGTGTTTGTTTAGATCAAACCCCATGCCTGTTATTAAGGCACGAACATCATCTTCGTATAATTTATATAGGTACGGCCAATGACAGAATGCTGCTCCGGCATGCATTCCATAGTCCGTAAAAGTATTTTGAACAGGGTCATTTGGTCCATTTTTTTCAAAATACGGAAAGACATGCTCCATAATATAATCCTGGATCTTATCATGATGTGTTGCTCTAGTTTTTATTACATCGATTCCAAATAACGGAACTTGTTCAACTTCTTTCATATATGCCACTCTCAAAAATACTTAAATTTATTGCAACTGTTAATCTTTCTTCGTCGCTATCTTGCGTTATAACAGAATGCGGTACATATGAAGGGAAAAATATCATATCTCCTTCATTTACATCTACTATGTGTTGCAATTTCTGATAATCATTAGGTCTTAAATGATCTTTAGTCGTTGGTTGTGTACTTTTTAATACGCCTTCGAGGGGGTTATAAAATACTGTACCTTTATGAACATCTTTATTAAACTTTACAAAATGTATAGCGGCGTAATTAACAGGTAACGGCCCGTTTAAATGATCATGTGCTTCTTGATATGCACCACGTTTACCGTAGTTATACCAATACTTTTTACGCACTTCCCATTGTTGATGTGTGTTAAATCCAGCCTTTATTAAAAACTCATCAAAATTTGTTTTGTAAAATTGATCAAACAACGTTTTATCTAATTTAGGAGCACCCGGAAAGTAACTACTAAAGATACTTCTTTCGGTATCGTTGTTTCCAGTTTGTTCGTACACTGGATGAATGTAATTTTCAAACCATGCAGATATTTCACTGTGTTTGTGTGCAGTAGTTTTATATAAAGGAACTTCAAATAATGATGTTTTAAAAATCATTCGTCTTCCCAGGTGTAATTAAGATTAACTTTTGTGCAGTGCTCTTGTTTTATATCTTTAATAAAAAATACAACACTTTTTCTCGGTTCACCACAATCTAAATTGTACTTGTTTGGTCTATGATAAATCTCACCGTCATAAGATATAAGTCTGTTAAACATGTTACCAACTTTTAATGTTTCTGTAAATGTATTATGGTTTTGACGTAAATCTTTGAGATACTCATCAGTAGATATTCCTGTGAGATTAAATTCTTGTCTAGAAACAAAATCGTCAGTTTTAAACTGTTCTTTAGTTTTCTTTTCAAATAAAGAAGTTCCTGTTTCTAACGACTGTTCATTGGGGGTTAGATATATAACTCCCGCTATGTCAATACTATCAGAATGAATCCAACCTTCGTTTACTTCGGTGTTATCATATACTGTGTTAATATGGAATCTTATATCCATAATAAATCCGTAAATACCTGGATATACTTCTGTAGAAACTTTTTGCGCTAAAAACAGTGCAAAATTTTTTGTCTCGTTATCAGTAGACATTAAAAGATTATCAGTTCGAAGTCCTGGGTATGTCTGATGTTGTTTAAATTCTTGACGATCAAATAGCTTGAGAACTTTATAAGGATTTTTAAAGAAGTTATTCTTCGCTATAATAAAATCAGAATATGCATGTGCCATGTTAATATGCCCACGTTACAAAACTATAACGACTTCCTTTAGTAACAGTGCTTACGCTATGAGGATACAGAAATGTTGAAGGGAAAATAATTATATCTCCTTTCTTTAAATCTGGGTCGAAATCAGTGCCAAATGTAAATTTGCCACCATCAAAATCGTTGTTTAGAAGACCAACAATAGATAATAACGGAACACCTTGATCACCCTCGCCAAACAATCCTTTAACATGATCATGATGAGTTTCAATTTTTGAACCTTCGTTGCATCTATTAAATCTTATTGGTGAGCATGACTGCACACCGGAGAAAGAAATATACTTGTCAAAACTCATCGTTTCTGCAAGCATTTTATTATAGTTTGAAACAGTGTTAATTAAGAATTGTTGCAATACTATTGCTTCATGTTCAAATGAATACTTAATTTCAAATAAGTTATCTTTATCTAACGCATAGTTTCCATCCTTAGCATATTCGTGCGGAATCCATTCTGCTTTATTTTTAGAAATCATTGTAACTAACGTATCGCAAGTATCTAACGGAATTGCTGCTTCTTTATAGATAAAATCTTCTAAATTTCTCATTACCATGCCCAACTTACAAATGTATAACGTGTACCTTTTGTTACAGGATCAACTCTGTGAGGGTACATAAAAACTGACGGAAACACTAATATGTCCCCTTCCTTTAACTCGATTTTGTAGTCTTCGAAGAATACAAACTCTCCACCTTCGTAGTCATCATTTAAATGCCCTAATAGTGTTAAAATTGGTATACCTTTTCGTTCACCGTCAAATAAACTATGTATGTGATCGTGATGTGCATGCATTATGGTATGAACCCCGTAACGATTAAACCTAACAGGACATGCCATATGAATACCGCAGTTGCCAACATAATCACCGTATGTGTTTTCCTTATTGATAAAATCTTCGTATTCTTTTAAAACTTCACCAACATAAGGATACAGTAAGTCGTTCTGGTTTGGAAAAGACTCTGCGACTTCAAGTTCTTTTAAAGGATACTTAATTTTTCTAGAATGCATTTCTCCATAATTTTGCCATTGATGCTGCTCCCAGTGATTTTTTATTTGTACTTCGTTAACTAACTGTTTACAAACATTGCTAGGAATTATATTTTTTACAAATATGTAATCTTTTAATTGCTTTAACATTTAATAATAATCCAATCCAAACGAAACTCCAACTCGCGGAGTTAATGGAATAACTTCGTGGTACATAGACTTTGGTACATACACAAAATCATTTGGTTTTAACTCGTATATTGACGTGTCGTTTCCATCTTCTATAGTCCATCTAGTTGAACCTTGTATTTGCCAATATAATACGTCCGAATCGTCGTTATGTCTCCCAAACGAATCTGCTATTTCTAAAAATGAAATATAACAGTGTGCAGTTGCGGGAAGTGTATCTAATTTTTTATATTCTTCAAGCAGGTCACCAACATACCGGATATTATGACCAGTAAAAAGTCCGTAGCCCATATTGTTAAAGAATTTTAATTTTTCTCCAGATACAACAATACGATTGAACTCCTTTAGGATCTCGTCCCAGGTTGGTCGTTCAATCGTAACATTACGAAAAACAAAGTGATGTTTCGATTCCCTTGATTCTAAAAAACTTAAATCTTTAAGAAAATCGTAACTCATTACTGATCGTCTTCTTCTTCGATAACAGCCCAAACATCGCCTTCAGGCATATTGTAGTAACTCTCTCCACTAACTTGTAGTTCGGTTCCTGCGCAAGGATGAAACAGTACACGAGTGCCAACAGTTAAGGTAGTTGGGATAAAGACACCAGTTTTAGTAGCATGTTTACCTGGGCCAACTGCAAGAACTGTTCCTTTAGTTGCAGCTTCTTGGGCTTGGTCTGGTATAACAATACCTCCTGAAGTTTCTTTAAGAGGGTCATCTTTTTTAACAATTATACGATCAAATACAGGTTTTAACAGCATATATTACCTCCTTTTATGCGAGGTATTTATGAATTCGTATTTGTAATTTTAGGTATTCTTGAGTACTAAATATTCTGCATGGAACATCTACTATTTCCAACCCGAATTGATACTTTTGACTTGTCAGATCATCCCGATCTTATAACAGCATGTAACATTGTTAGGCGCCAAGAGAGACAAACTAGTCCGCATGTGTTAGTTAGTAATGCTGCGAGTTCTTATCCAACTAATATGCCATCGATATTAAATCACATAGCGTTGTATCGATTAAAACAAACAATTCAGTCGCACATCTCAAAAATAGCAAATGAACTACAACTAGCACCTGTTGAAATAACTAATAGTTGGTTTAATGTTATGAATAAAGGTCATTCAGTAAAACCACATAGACATGAACGCAGCATTATATCGGGTGCATTATACATCGAAGCAGAGTCTAATTCGGTAGGATTAAAATTTCATAGTCCGTTAGCGCAATGTAGAATGGCTGAATTTTTATTTGGCAGTAATCATCTTAACGAAAATTATCATGAAGTTGAATGTAAAGTTGGGCAGTTAATACTATTCCCTGGATGGTTAGAGCATTCAACTGACGAGAATCGTAGCGATAGGCGAGTCGTAATTAGTTTTAATTCTGAACACGGACCGTTAGGTAAAGTACAAGAAGCCCATGCTAAATGGGTCAATAATCAATATTAAAGTAACTCAATAACGTCAAAAACTGTTTGTAATTTAGTTTTAATTGTACGATTCTGAACACTAGTCCTCAAACCGTTATGTAAAGGCTTAGGTGGCATATCTAGTGTAGCCCACGCCCACCCAGCATGCTCATCGCTTAATACTGGCACAAACTCG